TTCTTTGCTAGGTCGGCTAGGATTCCATCCACGCCTTTTAAAATTTCTTCAGTTACTGCGTTTGCGTTTTGATCTAGTGCCGGGCGCATGAATGGGCGAGGCGCTAGGCTACCCGTATAGCGTCCGTTTGACTGGATGCGGGGCGCTGTGCCGTATTCAAACATTACGCCTAGGTAATTGTTATAGTATTCTTTACGCAAGCCTATTAAAGTCTTGTCTAGGTTCGTGCTGTCTTTGGTAGTAATAAAACCAATGGAGTCGCGCAAGTCGCCCGTGTTAACGGGTGCCAAAGTGCGGGCTGTGTTAATAATCCGCTGGCTGCTTTGACGAATAACTTTTTGCAGCTTAGGGGTTTTTATATTTTTACCCATAGCTTGCAAGGAATTAATTACCTCAGCCATTCCAGTTATATTAGTTTCAGCCATTACAGTGTTACCTCAGTTTGTAGTTTCAAATATAAATTGCGCTGTAGGTTGGCAATGTTAACAATGTTGTGCGCTATGCCATTCTCAACAACGCGATGCTTTACGCTTATGTCACCGTTATAACGCACTGTGTAATTAACAATTTGCTTATGCTCTCGTCTGTCTGCGTTTACGTTTTCGTTTCCATTTTCAGCTTCTACACGCTGCGCCCAGGCGGTTGCGTATTCCGTCCAAGTCTGCAGTTTCTCCCCGGTGTTTGCGTCTGTTGTTTCGGTGTAGCTTTGCAGGCTCACCAGCACATCCATTAACCCTGCATTCATTAGATCATGATTTGGATTTTGTACGGGTCCAAAAGGTAGTGGAAACCTAAATCCATTGTATCGGAACTACCGAAAACAATGGCCTGTCTGTTATCGTAATACTGAGCCACCAACAAAAGAGCCGCATGCTTAATAGTCGCAGGAATAATTGTATCGGGGTCAACGCTCGAGGTTCCAACAGGGTTAAACCCTTCTGTGATCTCAACAATGTACTTAATTGTGTCGTCAGTTATTGAGCTTGGCGCATCTTCAAAGAAGATATTGCGGCTATAACTACCCATTGGATCAGGTGAAACCAACCACGAAGCTGCATCGAATGCAGTAACGGCTTGCAAATCGTTTACATAACTCACAGAAACCACAGATAAACAACGCGTGTTTAAGCGCAGATAATTACCGCTAGGTATATTCGTGCCATTAATGGGGTTTACCATCGCAGGAGAGCCCGTATACGCGTCAAAACCATACTTAGCAGTTCCTTTGCGTATTGAGTAACCCAAATAATTGCTGCAGGATTCTATTGCCATAGAGATCAGCCCCGAAATATAGGTGTCATCTGATGACGATGTAACACGCAAATGGCTCTTAGCATCCGCTAAACTTAGATAGTCGGTTGCAACATTTGCAAAGGCGGTATAACGGCGGCTAATAAACATTATTCTGCGTCTAATTCGGTTTCAGGGTTCACTGGTTTTGCCTTCTTTTTGGTTGGCTTCAATACTGCAATCTCTTCAGCAACGCCCGCCTCGATTAAAAGCATGGCCTGCTTGGTTTCCAAAATTACTTCTTCGCCTACGTTGTAAGACAAATTAAATTGGCCTGTAGGGTTTGCTGTAAATCTCACTTTCATATTGGCCCAGGGGCAGTGCAGTCAAGACCACCCCTAGCACTCGGAACTTTAATGCCCCCGAGCGGGCAAGTTATTAGGCTACGATGTCCTTACAAACTGCAAAGGCAGTAGGCTGCAACAAGTTGCAATCTAAGTAAGCATTCAATACAACGTTAGTCAAGCCAGCAGTAGCGCCGCTATAAGGGTCTACTGTCAACTCCATACCACCCCAAGAGGCAATAGCCATTTTGCTAAAATCTCCGAAGATCATTGCAGACAATGTGCTGCTAGAACCTTTAGACAAATTAGAAGGCACCAAAGTAGAAGTGGCAACCTGGTAACCGTTCAAGTCCATACCACCTGCAGGCCAGATGAAGTTACCTTCAACACCTGAAGTTTGACGTGGAATAGTTTGCAAAGCAGCTTTTACTTTAGGGTTAGTCAAGTAAGCAACACCCTCACCGTTAGCGTTCTCTACGGCCTTCATCAAGTTAACAACGTCGGCCCAAACAGGAGCGATACCGTTAGCGTTGGTAGCGTTAGAAGTTGCACCACCTGCAAAAGTAACGTTTACGTCTGCGTTGGCAATAATACCGGTAGGCTCGTTAGATCCACCACCTTTAATAGCAGCAGTTTCCAAAGATTGAGCCATGGCATTCAACAACCAGTTACGCACGTAGGCGTCAATAGAGTTGCTAGATTGCAACATCAACTGATTAGATACCTGGATGTAAGCAGCCAAACGCTTAGGGCTGAAAGTGATTTTAGAAAACGCAGGGCTCTTTTCAGTAGCAGATCCGTTTTCAGTATTCCAACCAGCAGAAGGCACAGTGCTGGCAGTAGGCATGTCCAAGTTACCAACCAATCCGCTCAACTGCTGAACACCCAAACCGCGCAATACAGTTTTAGGCAACAATACATCAATAATAGAACCTACTGAGGTTTGAACATTCACGCCACCCTCGGAACCAGAAGAACCGCCAGTAGCAGTCATGTCACGTTTGAAAACTTCAGAAGGGATTTTCATAGAGTGAGCGCTAACGCTTACACCGCTACGCTGGTACTCGCTAGAAGCCAAGGCTGAAAATTCACCCTCAACACCTTCGCGACGGCCAGTAATAGCCATGTCAATAGCACGCTTAAAGCTGTACTCTTTAGCCATTTCTGACTTTTCTTTTTCTTCTGAACGGCTAGCAGTGTGGCCAGCGGCTTGGGCTGCAAGGTTTTGCAACTTTTCCAAGGTTTCAACCTCAGCTTTGATCGCACCCAAACGGGCTTCGATTTCGCTTAAACGGTTGGTTTCAGTGTCAGCCATAGAACGCGCCTCGCGCTCGATGGTTGTTTGCAAGGTAGACAATTCGCCGAGCAAACGTCCACGCTCTTCTTTTAGGGCTTTAATTTTATTCATGGTTTTAATTTTGTTTTATAAGTTTTCGTATCTAAGCAGTGCCAATTTCAAAACATCGGCAGCCGCTTGGCTTCTTTTGGCTTCTTCAATTTCACGCTCTTGATCACGCAAGGCAACAACGCTGCGAGCGTCGGCCTCGGTATCTTGGTAGGCGGGATAGGTTACAGGGCTAACATCGTAAAGATCTTCGATAGTTCTAATGCTGCGCTTACCCATTGATCCATATTTTTCGGACTCGCTCCAGCTTTGTTCTTTGATGGTAAAAGCAAATGAGCTTTGTGTAATGTCGCCGCGCATAATTGAACGCACAACAGACATGTGCGTGGGGTTCTCGTAATCAGGAATCCAAGTATATTCTAAATTGCCATCGCCATTAACAAACACGCTGCAAGTTCCTGCAGTTGTACGGCCCAAAATAAGCTCGGCCTCGTGGTTAAATAGACAGCGAATGTCGTATTCTTTGCTTAGTGCGTTATCAAATGCCCCTTGCTCGATTACCTCTTCAAAATATCCGAGGTCGGTAACTGAGTTAATAACGGCAGCAATACCGCCGATTACTTTTGGCATTCCTTCGCCCTCGGCTCTGGCTATAACGGTGCCCGTAAATGTGCGCCTTTCTTGTTTCATTAGATTACTTCGGTGTTATTGGTTCCCTCTGGGTTGTTGTTCTTATCGGCTGTGCTCATTAGCTGCGCTATCTTGGCATCCATGTAAGCGTTAATTTGACTGCTTGGCATTAGGTTTGATTCGATTAGGTACTCGTCGCCCCCATCAAATCCGTTTGCATCTTCAAACCTGCGAGCCTCGTTTCTAGAGAGCCAACCGCCGCGGATGCCCTTGTTATAATAATCTGCTCGCTCGTTGGCGGATGCTCTAAGCAGCGAATTAAAGTTAAATTTAAAGTAATAAGTTAGTTTGTCGTTTTCTGTTAACAGCTTGCGGGCCAATTCCTGCTCGATGTTAATGGCATAAGATGCCAAAGTGCGAGCGTAAAAGTCCTGGTATTCCTGCTCAACGCTAGACTTGATGCCATCCTTTGCGCCAATCATAGAAGCAGGCACCCCAAAAATGCGGGCAATTTCTTCTGCAGAAAATTTACGAGTTTCTAAATACTGCGCCTCCTCAGGTGACAGGCTTAGCTTTTCCATCTTAATGCCGTTGGGCAGAACAGTGGAACGGCTAGCCCCGTCTATCACATCGTCAAGTGATTTCTTTAATGGGGTTGCTTGCTCGGGCTTAATCTGTGCGTCGGATGTTAACAAGAATTTCAAAACGCCGTTTTTATAAACGCCAGCGCTTTGGCTAATTGCTGCTAGATCTATGCCCAAGGTTTCGGCGTGCACCACAATAGGCGACAAACCGACCAGGGGATTATCCCCGCAAAGACCTTTAAA